TCGCTTAACGGGTGGCGGCGGTACTGGGCGCGGGCTGCAAGCGCTTGCAGGCGGCCCGTGGCGCTGGTTTGGGTGGCCGGGATCTGGGCCAGTACGCCCTGGGCATTGGCCTGCAGGCTGGCTGCACTGGCTGGCCAGTGCAGCGCCCCTTGTGACCAACTCATTGCGGCATCTCTGGCCAGTTGACCTCGGTTGGCCAGCCGTCACTTTGCGGTAGGCGGTAGAGGGTGACCCGGTAGCGCTGCCAGGCGGTAAGTCGCTGGCGTTCGGCATCGCTGATGATGCCAAGGGTGTCGGCATCCTTCAGCGGCGCCATGGCGGTGGCTGCCTGTTTCAGCTCCTCGTTCAGACGGGCCTGCTGCTGTGTCTCGGTCGGCGGCGAAGGGGTGATCACCTCGATATCGCCAAACTCGCCAAACACCGCCCGGCTGTAGAGCTCGCGGCCATGTTCCTCCGAGTCATCCTTGCGGGCGGCGAACTGGACCTGCTCAGGCAGGTGGGCAAACAGCACGTCCAGGGTGATGCTGTCGGGATCCGCTGCGTAATGGCGTGGGTGAGCGGCGCTGAGCACTTCAATGCGTTCCATGATGTTCTCCTCTCTTTATGCGACCCGGATCCACAGGGTGGTGCGGTCATCCCAGCGGTCATCGCTGTTATCTGTGACGAACCCCAGACACTTCCAGGTGCCCGGTAAGGCCCAGTCGCGATTTTGGCCCCACTCGGAGGCGTTGGCGGGGCGCAGCGACGAGCCGGCGATGGTGGCGGACGGATTCATGGCAGCGGCATGGCCCGGGATCACAGCGGCCATCATATAGGTACCAACTTGTCCCCAACCGCTGGCGACAATGTCCTGGTTGCCTTGTGCGGCCGTGTGGTTGTGGGTGTAGTGGGGTTGGTTTCCCGGGCTGTAGCAGCGGCCCGAGCCATCGTTCACCGTACCCGCAAAGGTGGCATTGCCCCCGGTGTCGATGGTCATACGGGTGAAGACGGATCCCCCTTGACCGTTGGAGGAGGCAATCCGAAACGCGCCATCGGTCGCCAGGTAGGTCATCACCGCCCATTTGCCCGGGATGTGGTATTCGGTCATTGCGTAGTTCGGGTCTGAGATCCCTAAGCGCCAGGCGACCTCCCAACCGGTCACTCCCTGGTTAAGCCACTGACGAAACGCGGCCTGACTGCTGCAGTAGCGCAGATAGCTGTCGTTACCGTAGTCGACCCGAAAGGCCACGGCGCCGACCATGCGCTGCTCATCGACAAGGTTGGTGCGCAGGGTGCGGACTAGCAGGTCGCCCGACGAGTCGCGCAGGGCATAGGTGTTGGCCGAGGGATCATAACTGGGGGCAATGTTGGCGAGCTTGCCCAGACCCACATCGTCCGCACTTGGCTTGTTCAGGGTGTTGTAGTCCCTGGCCCAGGAGGTAAAGGCGCCCGTGCTGTACTGGGCGCGGGTATAGACCCGGCTGGAGTTGTAAACGTGGTAACGCTGCTGGGGGCCTGCTGCCACCGTGACGGTCAGTGTGCCTGCGTTGTTCTCCGGGTAGTTCAGCGCGGCGGAGGTGTTGGCGTTCGCATTTTGGGCATACACCCCGGGCGTGACGATGGTGTTGAGATCTTCTTTGGCCAGGTTTATCGGGTTGAGCAGGCTGCCGCGGTGGGTATGGTTGGCGGCGGCCAGATCCGGTTTGTTGGTCACCTCGCTATAGCTGGGCCAGCGGCTGGCGGTGGCCGGTACCTGGTCGAGCTCATTCCACTTGTGGCGGTGGCTGCCATCTTTGATCTCCACCGCGATGGTGACGCCCTGGGCATCTTCCAGGATGCCCTTGCCGGTCACGTCTCCGGTCAGTTCGATGGTGCGCTTGCGGCGCACGTCGGTGACGCTGCCATTGGCATTGACGATGGCCACCTTGGCCACATGGTGCTGATGGCCGTTGGCATCCAGGTAGTCGGTGAGCTCTGGCACGCTCAGGGTCAGGGAGAAGTGGTTCACCCAGGCATCGAGCAGGGAGCCCGCCCGGTAGATGTCGAGCCAGAGCCCCACCGGCTTGGCGCCCGGGGTCACCTTCTTGACCTCGTTGAGCTCCGCGCGCAGGCCGCCCACGTAGGCCACCCCGGGCTGTATCTTGTAGACCCCCGATGCGTTGACCAGGTTAAAGCCATCCCCGTAGAAGGTGGCCGGCCCGAAGAACTGCAGCGCCTGCAGGCGCAGGTCGTCATCCATCCCGCGCAGGCGGGCGGCATAGTCAATCTGCCAGGTGCTGGCATCCACGTGGGTGGCGGTGGCCTCGCTGGCGCGGTCGTATTCCATCAGCATGGATTTCACCAGGCTGTTGCCAGTCTGGCCGGTGGCCTCATTGGTCTTGAGTTTGGTTTCCAGCCCCTTGTGGACAATCATCCCCACCACGCCGGTGGCCTTGTTGATGAGGTACATGGCATTGAAGCTGAAATCGCCGATCGTGGTGTCCATCACGATGGTGTAAGCCACCGCATCGTTGTTGATGCGCCCGCGCTGGTCCACCGCGTGGCGGTGCACAATCTGGCCCGCCGGCGGCAGGCCGCTGTCCGGGTTGATGGGGGCCTCGGGGTCGAGGCTGGGCACCTTGGCCAGTACGAACTCATCGAGCACCACTGGCACTTGGGTCGCGAGGCACTCCTGCCAGTAGCGGGAGAAAGCGTTGGTAATGATGGTGCTCATGCTGTCCTCTTAAGTGATGCGCCAAACACCTGCTGGCTCATGCCGATACTGCCGGTGTGCAGGGTGCCGGTGACCGGGTAAACCACCGCAAAGCGATAGCGGCGGCAGGTGCGGCCATAGTGTTGAATGAGGGTTTCCATCAGTTGCTGGTTGTCAGCAAGGGCGCTGTCGGTCACCTCGATGGTGATAACGTCCCAGGGTGCGCCGGCCTGGCGTTCGTGGATGTCACACCAGCCGATGCCCAGGCGCTCGAAGATGCGTTTAAAGCCGGCCACCTCGCCTGCGTCCCGGGCGTTCACAAAGGCGAACTTGACCCGCTTGCGAAAGAGCGGCAGCGGCTCGCCGTTGAATCGGGCGATGTCCCGTTCCCAAGCAAGCAGCGAGAGCAGAGATTCGGAGCAGGTCAGCGGGTCTTGCTGGGCCAGCGGCAGCAACAGCCAGCCTTTGAGCCGTTGCCAGAAGGCGTTAATCCCCTTGGCTAGAAACCCGGGCTCGGCGTGGGCCGGGCTGATGGTGTAACCGTCTTCCCACCAGGGGGCGCTGGCATCGGGGAGCTGCGGCGCCTGCAGGTCGTGTTCAAGCGGGGTCGGATTAGTCATGCAGGGTCACCGCCAGCTTGTCGAGGCGAGGGATGGCCAGCCCCGACACGATGTCATCCTGCGCAAACTTGAGGCTCTGCAGCTGCGGGAACTGGCTGTGCAGCTCGCGGCCGAGCTGGGAGAGCGAGAAGCGCGAGCGCGGCCAGGTGCGGGTAACGCTCGGGAAATCCGCTGACTGGCGAAGCGCCGCCTTGACCAGGTTCTCGGCGCCCGCCTTGAGCGCGGTCCGCTGCTCGGCGGTGAGGTTGGCTTGTGGCCACAGTGCAAGGGTGAGGCTGTGCTGGGTCTCTGGCATGGCCATCACGAACAGGTCATCGCCGTGGCCATGGTTACCCTGGCGGCCCACGTAGTCGTTGAGCTGCTCAATCAGGCTGGCCGGGGTCGCGCCCACCTCCAGCAGGATGTACGCATTGGCGGTGCCCGGGCCACGGGGGGCCTCGTGCTCGAAGAAGATGTGGTCGGCCCGAATGCCCGCGACGCTCGCCAGCATGGAGCGGTAAATCGCGTCGATGTGATAACGCCCCACCGCCGAAAACTGGTTCTGGATGCGCAGACCCAGGGCGTCATTGCCCTCGGCGTCCGCGCCCTGGGTGGTTATCCACTCTTTGTCATCGTTGCGTGCCGACAGGATGCCGGTCACCGGTTCGCTGAGCAGGTTGTAATAGCCCGGCGCCAGATTCCAGGCTGCGCCGGCGTGCTCGGCTTCGCAGACAACCTTGGCCACCGCTTCGCCGGCCGGGCTCACTACCGCCTGCAGGGGTTTGAGGCGGTAGATGGTGCCGTTGATGCGCTCGGTGGAGATCCAGATATCGGCCGGGATGGTGGCGGCCTCGCTCGGATTGGCCTTGACGAAGTTGACCAGGCCCCGGGTGGTCTGGGCGGGTTTGCGGGTCAAATCCACGTCCCAGGCCTTGAGGTCGAGATAGGCATCGGTGGCGGTGGCCGCAAAGGTGTTGGGCAGCACATGGCCGGCCAGCAGGGTGCGGACCAGCCAGAGCGCCGGCGTTATCACCACCCCGCGCACCAGCCGCCAGAAGGGGCTCACGTCGCTGTCATTGGTGATAAGGGAGCCGGCGGCCACCACCTCCTGTTTGAGCTCGGCCTCCATGGCCTGCTCGGTGGTCGGGACGCCGGTCTCGGCCAGCAGGGCCATAAAGTCCACGGTCGGGCGCAGGTTCACAGGGTTACCTCCAGTTCGCCGAATTCATAGGTGCGGGCGGTGACCAGTATCCGGTCGGGGGCCTCTTCACGGATGAGGATGGTGCCGGGCACCAGCCGCTCGTCGTCTTCAACCAGCAGTTCAATCTCGGTCATCACGTCGCTGCGCAGGGTCGGGCTGCGCTCGCCAATGAGCTTGCGGGCAAGCCCGGACTCCATGATGCGGTGCTTGATGTCCTGACCGATGCTGTGGCGGTCCTGGGTGGTGCGGGGCTGGCCGCCGGCATCGAGTTGCCAGGCGCCGTTGACCACCAGGATGTCGATGTACTTGGGGTTGTGGACCAGGGGCTCACTCATCATTTGGTCTCCAGCCAGGCGTTCTCGGCCATCTGCTCCGGCGTCATCGGGTTTTGGTTGTGCATGTGCACCTCGCCGATGTGCAGGGCCTTGGCCGGTTTCTGGTTGGCCGTGGTCGCGGCCGCGTTGGCCTGGATCAACTGCTGGCCCAGGCCACCCGAGGGCACCGCGCTCTGGTCTTGTTGGCGGTAGCGGGCGAGCGGGGCATTGATGCGCTCCATCGGCGCCGGGGCTTGCAGCTGGGTAGTCAGGGGCAGGCTCAGGTCCGGCATCACCAGCTTGCTGGTGTCGATGTCGATGCCCGGGATCATCCCCATCAGATCGAGGGCGTAGCGAATGGCTTTGATGATCCACTGCCAGGGGGTGAGCAGGGCTTCGAACACGGCGCCGAGGACGGCCCCCAGACGCCGGCCGGCATCGGTCACGCTATCGACCCCGAGGCTGGCACGCTCGGTGGCCCCAAAGAAGGAACCGAGCCAGTCCCAGGCTTGGCCGAGCAAGGTCACGATGATCCCCAAGGTGTCAGCAATGGGGACCAGTGCCTGCGAGGCAAGGGGGCCGAAAGTCTCAGCCAGTCCACTGAAGAAGGCGCCCAGCAGCTCAAAGTTGGTCAGCACCGAGAAGGCGGCATAGAGCTCGTCCCAGTAGACGATGGCCAGCGCCACGGCGGCGACCAGGGCGAGGATGCCGCCCACGATCAGCAGCACCGGGTTGGCGTACATGGCGAGGTTCACCAACAAGACGGTGGTGCGCATCAGCGCCATGGCGCCGCGCAGCAGCTTGAGCGGGGCGAGCAGCCCCATCATGACGATGCCCCAGCCCAGGGTCACCAGCTTGGCCAGGCCTGCCAGCAGCAACCAGACACCAGTGACCATGCCGAGGCCGACGATGGCCAGGGTGGCGTAACTGACCGCCTTGGTCAGGTGGGGAAACAGGCGAGCCCAGCGCAGCACGGTATCCGCGCCATCGGCAAAGGCGCCCACTACCTGGTTGATGGCGGGGAGCACTGCGCCGAACGCCGCCGCTCGGATTGCAAACCAGGCCGACTCGACCCGCTGCCACTGGTCGGTCATGGCGGCGGCCATCTGCTCGGCTTTGCCCATGCCGTGGGTGTTGCCCAGGGCATTGATGCTGCTGGAAAGCGCCTTGGTGTTACTCATCAAGAGCTTGATCATCGACACTGCTTCATCCGAGCCAAACGCCTTTTTCAGCTCATCACTGCCGGCGATGGTCAGGGTCTCGCCATAGCGGGCCTTGAGCTTATCCAGCACGTCGAGCACCGGCAGCATGTTGCCCGCCGAGTCGGTGAACTGCAGGCCAAGCGCCTTTTGGGCGCTGCCAATCCCGGACAGAAACGACTTGAACTTGGTGCCAGCTTCGCCGCCGCCCATAGTGGCCTGCAGGTGGCCGAGCACGGCGAACTGCTCATCCATCGAGATCCCGGCGGCAGTGGCGTTGGCACCGATGCCCTTGAAGGCGTCAGTCATGCCCTGGCCAGTGGTTTTGAACATCTGCACCGCGGTGGCGGTTTTGCCGGCCACATCCTCCACCCAGGTGGCCTTGCCCATCCGCTTGGCCTGCTGCTCGAAGATGCCGTACATGGTGCCCATGTAGTTGGTGATGGTGGCAGTGTCGGCTTTGGTGGCCTTGGCCAGCACGCCGGAGGCGCGGGCAAAGGCGGGCAGCTCGTTACCCTCAAGCCCGGCGATGGCGGATTGAATATCGTAAGAGGCCCGCACGAACTCACTGGCAGAGGCGCCATAGTCCACCGAGAACCGCAGCGCGGTATCGGAGAGTTGTTTGAGGGTCTTCTCATGAACATCGAGGGAGGCCACTTCGGCCAGCGCCCGATCCATTTCGATAGCCGGGCCCAGCACGTTCTGGATCGCCATGGCACCGGCCACTACTGTGGTGGTTCCCATGGCCATGTTGGCCCACCCCTGCCGACCGGCTTTGCTGATCTGGTCGATCTGGGTGTTGATGCCCGCCAGCGGCTTGGTGGCATTGTCCACCAGTGCCACCTGCATCATCAGTTTTTCCATCCAGGCCATAGGGGGCTCTTATCCGTTGAAGGCTTTCGCTATCCCCTGCGCGACGGCAAAGGCGAGCGTGTCCCGTGAGTGCTTATCAAACCAGAGGGCGCGGGCCAGACTGTCGAGGTCATCCTCTTCATGGGGCAGGTAGTGGCGCCGCAGCGCCAGTACCTGTTCCAGCTGGTTGTGCTCGATGGCCTCGGCGCGCCCGGTCAGTTTTTTACGGTGATATCCAGCGCCGGCGCGAACTCCTCGTTGACCTTGGCGGTCAGCTGTAAGGCGGCGCCTGGCAGGGCGAGCAGGTCGCTCAGGGCCTCTTTGTGCTCGGTGTGGATAATCTTGCGCAGGTAGTTGTGTGCCGGCGCCACCTTGTCGTTCATGGCCAGGTCGTTGATGTAGCTGTTGTAGGCCACCAGGGTGGGCTCAAAGCAGATGTCGGTGCCGGCGATGGTCAGGGTGATGGTTTGCTTGCTCATGGGGTGGTTTCCTCTTGGGTTATCCAGTCGTTTAGGGTGTCGAGTTGGGTTTGGCAGCGGCGCAGTGCGCCCTGCAGGGTGGGGATAAAGGCCACGGCCTCGCCCCAGGTAGTGCCGTTAAATTCAGGTTCCGGGCAGTGGGGCACCAGCCCCGGCGGTGGCAGGCGTTTCACCACCTGTGTTTGCACCACGGCCCTTGGCTGGCTGGAGCAGGCGCAAAGCGCCAACAGGCAGAGGCTCGCGAGCACAATCCGGGCGGCCCGCCGGCGGTGTGGCCAGGGCGTGTTGCAGGTCATCGGCAGTCTTCCTCTGTTGTTGGTCGAGCTCGGTCAGGGCGGCGTTCTGGTGGGCGAGCAACGTGCGCAGCCCAATCTCTTCTCGCTGCAGCGTCTTGAACTCGGTGGCCATCTGGTCGTTGGCGCTCTGCAGGGTGGTGATGGTCTCGTTGGCGGTGGCCAGCTCCAGGGTGCGCAGGGTGAGCCGTTCGTCCTGGACATACAGCACAGTGCCAATCACCAGCCCGATAAGGGCCGGCAACAGCCGGATGAACGTGCTCACGCCAGTACCCCGCCAAACTCGATGAACTTGGCCAGCAGGTCAGCCAGCTTATGTTCGCGCTGGCCGTAGCCAGCGCCGGGCAAGCTGGCCCAAATGTTGGCGCACTTGGGCACCGCCTGGGCAATGCGGCCATCGACCACATCGGCCAGCGCTTTGCGCTCGCGGATAAGCTGGATGGCCCAGGTGTCTTGCGACTCAGGACCAAAGTCCAGCAGGCCGAGCTGGTCACGGTAGTGGGACCAGTGTTTGGACAGGAACTGATAGCGCCCGGCGGCGGTGCTGACCAGGTGCGGGTTCACCTGCACTTTGACGTTCGGGTGGGTGCGGTAGTCGGTGAACAAACCTGCCGGGTTGACCAGCTTGTTGTAACCGTCATCGCCGAGCCCTTTGGTTCCTTCGGCAAAGGCCAGCAGGTCGAGAAAGGCGGCCATTTGTGGGTGGCAGTTACTGCGCGGCATCGTTGCCACCTTTGGTATTGATGAGCCGGGTGGCCTTGTCTCGCAGGATGTCGATCCCGATAAGGCCCACCACACCGCCCAGGAACGGGGTCGCCTCTGGCGGGATCCCGAGTAATTGGGTACCGGTGGCCGCGGCCAACGT